CTTTTCATAATTGGATAAAGTAATAGCTAGGCCCATAACGATATACGAGCCTAAACTTAATTACTTATTATGATGTTGCTGTTGTTGAGTATGTAACGGCTACTGTGTCACCAGCTGTAACTGCCTTAGCTGTTGCAAAGTTACCTTCAGAATACAATACACCTGCTGTTGAGCTTAATGTACTCACAGCACCTGAACCTGTTACTAAGAAACAACCATATACAGTACCACCAGCACCAGTAATAGTGTAAGTGATAGATGTAGCTGCTGAAGTTGTAACGTTAGAAGGCGTTGTGCCAGCTGATGATGCAGCAGAGAATACTGCTGTACCACGAACTGCTGAACCACCTACTGTATAGTTAATAAACTCTGTCCATGTTTTAGATGTCATTGTATCAGCGGCTGCGTATGTAGTGCTGTTACCAATAAGACCTAAGAATGGGCCTACAGTTGTGTATGTGCCTGATGTTCTTAATAGTGTATCAAGCATTAATTGTTTACCTACAGCAACAACTAAATTAGGAAATTCTTCTTCCCATTTAATGTTACCATCTGCATCTTTACATAAAACATGATACTGCCCATGTATACCCATTTCTTCTGCTGAAATGGCATTTGTGTTTAGCGTAGCAATAACTTGATCGCCAAAGCCGCCTGTTTCTTTAATCATATGTTTCTCCTTAATTAATTCTTAGTATTGCGCTGGTTGATGTTGCTGATGGAAATTGGATTGTAAAGCTAGTGGTGGCTGTTTTATCAGATCCAAAGTTTAATACTGCTACTGCTGCTCCAGTAGTGCTATTATAAATCAAAGCACCCCTAGAGGTAAAGCTTGCTGGATTCCATGTTACATTGCTAAATGTCACATATGCAACATTGTTTGCAGTATCGCTTCCCACCACTGGGGTAAGTGCAATACCTCCAGCGGTGTATCCAGTACCAGCTACTTCATTTGTAGTAGTGTAAGCAGTAGTTGTATTGTTTAAATCAGCATTAGCATTATATAAAGCTATTTTATATACATATGGAGAAGGAGTGTTAAAGTCTTCTGCTCCGCTGATTAAGTTAAATTTAAAGACTGTGCAAGCTGTTTGTACAATCATGTTCTAACCTTTAGTTTAGTCTGGCCATCACGATAAGCATCACCACGCTCAAGACCATCACAAAGACGTTTGAGTTGTTGCATAGCTTCTATAAATTTATCATCAACATTTTTAATCATGTCTGGCTCTTGTTTTTGGAATAGCATAGCTTCTCTTAGTGAGCCATAAAGTAATACAGGATCAAAGTTATCACCTAACCAACTTGTGCCAGATGCATTTGTTACTGTATTTACAGGAATTGAAAATCCAGATCCGCTATTACCTAATGATGTATTAGGTGCTGATAAGATATCGCCTATAGCGTAAAATTGACCAGCATTTTTTAACGCAACATTACTTACTACACCAGATGAATTAACTGTAATAGTAGCTGTAGCACCAGAGCCATTACCACCAGTTAAAGCTACTTCTGAATAAGTTCCAGCTACATAACCAGCACCACTTACAAGCAATCCAAATGTATCAATTTGACCTTGAACAATTGTAGGTGGATAATAGAAATAGTGCATTTCTACACCATAGTTAGCGTCTGGCGTAGGGCCTAAAATAAGAGACATCTCATTGATGTTTGAGTATTGTGACCCAAACAAAGCATAGTGCGTAGGCTGTCCAGTGGAGGCAGGATTAGGAAACGCTTGTCTAATATAGTTTACATCTTTATTAAGTAAGTATTCATAGTTACCACTTGCATCAATGATAGCTATAGAATAATTAGCTAACCAATCATTAGGTAGGGACAAATACTTATTATTAGATGTGCATGTTCCAGTCACATTCTTACGTAGTGATGGAATATGAACTGAATTATAAATTCTATCCTCAGCTTCTTGAACAAAGCGAGGAATATTAGCTACAAAGAGTTGCTCTGTAGTTTCTGTATAATCTTGTATCGCTTGATAAAGCTGAATATAATTCATTAATTAGCCTTGTTTACCACTGATCTTACGACCTTTAGTAGCCGCACCATATCCACGCATTTCTTTAACGCCATGTGGGTTTTCTGGTGAATAATTGCCTTTGCTAATACCACCAACAGATATATTCATCTTGCTTATTACATTGCCAGATAAAGCTACTGCTTCATGTTCTGTACCATTTGGATTTGGCATAGGTTGTTTGTATACACCAATATCATTGCCACCGCCAGAAGGGTATTTGAATTCAGTGTAAGCACTTGCGTCTTTATTTTCTTTAGCATGACCTAATGGAAATGAATCCGCTGGGGTTGTTTTTACGTTAGTAGCCATTTTAATATCCTTATTTTTGGTTATTAGCACGTGCTAAGTTACGACCTACAGCTTTCATTGCTTTAGATGTAACTGATTTAGCGCCTTTAGAACCTTTGCCAGATTGAATTTTAACAGTAGGTCCACTGTCGCCTAGATTTTTGCCTTTAGTCTTACCTTTTTTTGTAATTCCATCAGCTGCTTTTTTAAATGCCATTTTGTTTCTCCTTAAGTTGTAACTATTGTAACATTTCCAATTAACACTTGTGGTGTTAAATTATTTGGCGTTAATGCAATATCAAATTGACTAGCGCCACCTACTGGTTGCCATCCCCATTGAATCTGTCTACTACCATCAGTAGGGTATCCAGCATCATCCACATTGTTTACGTTTGGATCATATAGGTCTGTTCTTAAACCAGTTGTTCCACCTACATTATAGCTTACATCTGGTCTTGGTTCACGTACTGCTTGTGGATCATTTACAGGATACATACCCAAATGTAATTGTGGCTGATCTGGATCCCAGCATTCTGGACATACTTTAATATTATAAAGCTTAGTCTTAATGATCATTTTTTTAAGCTCTTTAAGCTTATATCTTTGACCACAACGATCACATTCGGCAATCGCATATTTACCAGATGAATATTTAGTAGGCATGTCTTACCTTGTATAGAACATGTTTCTTGGCACGAATCTAATTGGTGCCTTTTCACGATCTTCCTGAGATGCTAAATCCCATTGTTTTTCATAATCAGCTTGTAACATAGCCATTCTATTTGGATCTACTTCTGGAGCTTTTTGAGCTAAGTAATATGCTAGTCCAGCTACCATACATGGTAAGAATCTAAATGGAATATCATTGACAGTTACACCAGTGCCAGCATCTTGTATTCTTCTTAAGCGCCAATATATAAATGTGTAATCACCACCAGAATTAGGTGTAGGCCATACATTAATATTAGGTAATAGTGGTACTATAGCATAATTATAAGGGTTTGTCGTGGCTATATGTGCCGCTGCTGTCGTGCCATTCTGACCACGGAAACAGTTTAATAATTGGTTAGTAGCATTGTCTACATTTTGATAAAGAATAATTTCATTATCTAATTGAATATATCCAGTAGCTGACAATCCAGAAACATTGCTCATTGTAATTGTAGTATCTGATGAGCTAATAGAAGCTGATAAGTATGATGTAGAAGTAGAACTATTACCAGACTGTCTATTAATCCATACTTGGATTGGACGGCCTGTAGCGTTCTTATTAGGTATTGTAGAATACGTATCTTCTGAAATACGGCTAATGTTAATATCTACTTGGTTGCTATTTGCACCAGTTCTAACTACAGTACTTAATAAGTCAATAGTATCTACGGGAATAGGATATGTAATCTGGCCAGTAACCATTGGTATCTGACCTTCTTCAATCGTCCATAGGTTAATACCACGATTAGCCCATTCTACCGTGAGTAGATTTAAGCTTCGTCTTGCTGTTCTAAAATCGTAACCAGATCTTAACTCTATACCACAACGCTCAAATGCCTCTTCAATGAGGTCATTCATGTTTAAGTTAAATACTGAGGTGCCTGATGTCTGTGCCATTATTTAGCTACCTTTGCAAATTTTGTTTTGCTTTTTGCGTGAGACGCAACTTTACCGCCACTAGCATACTGTGTAAAATCAGTATTATCTATGCGGGCTTTATTTTTACCTTTGGGCATTTTGGAAGCTCTTATGTCTCCCATTCCACGAGAAGCTCTCATATTACTACTTTATTGAACCACCGCTGTTAAATAACGGATTGCCATATGAATCTATGTTAGGTCTAACTGGCGC